CAGGATGGCAAACCCAGGGTTGTCCTTGTAGAACACCCAGTTCGAGTAGTCCGTGGCTTGATTCGCGCCTTGCTCATCACCGGGGCCGACAGGCTCATAGCGGATGATGTCATCCGAGGCGGTGAAGATGCGGATCAGTTGAGGAATCGCGCCGTCAATGACCTCTGCCACCTCTCCGGTGACGATCTGGCTTCGACCCTCTACCTCGTTCCCGTAAGGGTAACGAAGGTAATACTCAAGTGACCGGGTTCTCTGCTCGGTTGTCTCCGTTTGGAGATACCCGATCGCTCCATCGATTTCGGCCTCGAGCAGGCTTTTCAGGCTGATTTGATTCATGCTTTTCCTCTAACGCTTTGATGCGTCGCTCCAGCTCCGCGAGTTTGGCGTTGATGTTGCCTTGAGGCGTTGCCCACATTAGACCACCCACCTTGTGTTAACGCTAATCGGCTTGCTCCAGTCGCCCTGTTCGTGAATCCCGATAGCGAAGTATCGGAACGCATCGGACGAATGAGAGGCCCAGTCGTGTAGCGGTGTGTCAAAGAATACGTTTCTCTTCTCGTCGAAGTTGCGCCGATAGTTCCTGAGCGCGTCTAGACCCTGCTTCACCTTCGGCACATTAAACCAGCACTTCGGGAGAATGCGTCTGACGCTCTGGATTCCATCTGCAACTGACAAGCGCGGAGCAACCGTTATTTGTAGCCCTGCCTCTTGCAGCATTTCCTTTCTGCTGCGTCCTGTCCCCAATTCTCGCACTTCTACGTCATGAGGCAAGATGTGTTCGGCTGTATGCCACTTATTCTCTTTGAGCCAGTTCACATACCAATCTAGCCCTTGGCCGTGGTTTTCCACGAAATCCATCACCCGGTACTCTTGTCCGGCCACCTGAACCACCCAGATCGCGGTGGTGTCAGACATACCCAAGTCCCAAGCGGTGAATGTCCGGGTCAGATCGTCCCGGTCAATGTTCGTAAGCCTGCCCTTCTCCTCCAGGTCGTTGATTAAGGCTCCAAAGTAAGAACCCTCAACAGCGGCATGGAAGGAGCATTCGAACTCCTGGTTGTACTTATCCACACCCATCTCACGCTTGGCGGCGTGGAGTTCCGACTCAGGAATAAGGTTGGTCTGTGAGGCTTTGAACTCCAGTAAGCCCCAGTCTTCCTCTTCCTCGGCCTGGTCTCTCAGGTCTTTGAAGTGGTTTGATCCCTTTGGGGTTCCGAGGAACAGCGCCCATCCCAGTCGGTCTGACAGCGCAGGACGAACAATGTCCGTCCAGATTCGCGGGTCTTGGTCGGCGATCTCGTCAATGATGACGCCATCAAAGTATTGGCCTCGGAGGGAGTCAGGATTGTCAGAGCCGTAGAGCTGGATTCTGCGCCCCCAGAAGTCTGTGCGGAGTTCCGAGATGTTCGGAGTCGCGCCCAGAGGTTCTGTGTACTTCAGCAGATAGTCCCAGGCCACCCGCTTTGCCTGCCCATAGGTCGGAGCGATGTAAGCATACCGGGGGGCTTCCTTACGGTTCTCCACCGCATCCCGAATGATGTGGTTAAGAGCGGCAACGGTCTTCCCCATCCGTCGGTGAGCCACCACCACCCCAAAGCGGTTGTCCCGCATCATCTGATGGATGGCGAGCTGTGGCTCCCGCGGGGAATAGGGAATTACGATTTCTCGTTTGCCCATGAGACCATCATCTCAATCGGAGTTCCGTTCTCGCCAGTAACCTCAGTACGGGCTAGCTTTGGAATGTGGTACTCAATCGCTCTGAGATATAGATCGGCGGCTTTTGCCGGGTCTGGCTTTACCTTATCCCCATCACCCATTGCGACGGTATTAAGCCATTCTGCGAACTTTGGCGCGTTTTGCTCTGCCACCATTGAGATCATCTCTCTAACGCCTTGAGTGGCTTTATTGACCGATCCCTTGGGCCTTCCTGGGCCTGCTCCTGGCAGATTGCCGAAATTTGAGCTAGTTTGTTTATTCATGTTTCCGACTCCTTTCGGGCCATCGGGCGTAAGTTAAGTTATCTCAATCTTACTTCTTTTTGTTTCGTTCGGATATTGCCTTTGCCTTTGCTTTGGCATCGGCCTTACTGTTTGCTCCCCATGCCTTTAGGCTCAGGAGGAGTCTTGTGGGTTCGCCGTTCTTGTACTCTGGCCCCGGCATATTGCCCATCCTTGCCAAGAAAGATGCGCGTCTAGGGTTATCCCCACTCTTTACCGGGGGCTTTAGGTTAGAACCAGGGTTTTCCCGCTCATAGGACTTTCGGCCCTTTTCATTGAGGCCACCCTTTGGGTTCTTCCCCTCTTTGCGAGACCAGGCGGCGCTCATTTCTTTGCCGTCTTAGCAGCAGCCTTGAAAGCAGCAGCAGTCGGCGCTCCTTTTGTTCCGGGCTTTCTCATCCGCTCAGGAGTCTTGCCTGCGGCCTTCTGGCGCTCGATGCGCTCACGCTTGGCGTGGATTGCTGCATAGAGTCCGGGTGATCCAGGCTTTTTCATTTGTAAGCTCCTACCATTAGGTTAAGGTCATCATCGCCCAAAAACTTAGAGACATCAACACACAAGTCAAAGAACTCGGCGAATGAAAAATCAGACTTCATGCGATTGATTGCTTGGCAAACCAGAATAGTGTTCTGTTGCGTGTAGCCTATTGAACTGTCAATTCTTTCTATTGAAACCGTGTTCAATTGACCAGCCGAAAGCGTCATCTCGCGTCCACTATAGGCGCAAACGCCTCGCTGCTGATGCCAGCAATCAACAATGTCTTGAACGCAGATAGAGAACTCTTGATCTCTCTTGGCGGCGCTGTTCTTTGCGTTACGAAGAAAAATCCTCGCTCTTCCTTCTATCGTTGCGTTTACTTTCTCTCTTGATCGAAGGTTTCCATCTCGGCAGCAATCCTTGCACCAACTATGGTACCCATCTGAAGTTTGCTTGTGCTTGAAGAACGAAGCGAACTGCTTTTGCTCTTTGCACTTGAAGCAAACCTTCACTTCTTCTTCGCTCGACGCGCCTCAGAAAGTGCAATGGCGATAGCCTGCTTGGGGTTGGTGACCTTGCCGCCAGAGCTGCTCTTGAGCTTGCCCTTGCCGTACTCAGTCATCACCTTCGAAATCTTCTTCTCCGCTTTCGTCTTCATACTCGCCCTTTCGTGCGTTGTACTTAGCCATTTGAAGCATCTGCTTGCGCTTCTGAGTCATCTTGGTGATCGGGCCACCCGTGAGCCATGCGCTACAGGTTCGGTCTGCCGCACATTTGAACTCGAACAGCTCACAGTAACCCAGATCAGCCGCCTCGACAACCTCGGGAGCATAGGTCTCATCGTCGGATTCTTCTTTCTGAATCCCTCCGGTGATGCAACCCATCATCTCCGGCGTTTGAATGAAAGCAGCGCAGTTCCCGCACCTCATCGACTGAGCGATCTCGGGAGTGGTGTTCCATTCCTCTGCGCGTTCGTCCCAGAAATTACCTGGGTTTTCGGGATTCGCAGGCCCGTAACCGTACTCCTCGAAGGCGTGGTTACGGTTCTTGAGGTTGACCTCTGTGTCCTGGGTGGCGATGGGGCACTTCACTTCTTCATCGCCTTCTGCATCTCAATGGCTTCATAGCCCTTGCCGAACTCGTCTGCCATCTTGTAAGCCTTCATGGGCTTCGTTTGATGGTACTTGCGCTTGTTCTGATTGAGATACTTTTGCATCTCTTCCACAGTCTTCTTTTTCATCATCGCTCCAGAAAAAAAGGGGCACTATGGCCCCACCCCGGCAACTGCGGATTAAGGGGCAAGTTCATTCTACCGCTTTGGAGCATTTGTCAATAGCCTGATCGTTTCATTTAGAACGGTCATTTCGTCCTGCTTGTAGACTTTCCAGATTCGAGCTTGGCCGTGAATGCCATTGAAAGACCCTTGATGGCAATCCTTACAAAGTGGTATGCACAGGTACTGTTGGTGTTGGACGATGTGATGAGCATCGCTTGGGCCTGATGCGCCACACACCCCGCATGGCATCTCCTTGATCTTTGCTAAGTGAAGACGCTCAGAGGCGGTTGGCTTGTTGTTCATTCTGTAGCCCGTCCTTCTGCTCGAGCGGTTGCTTGCTCTGTGCGCCAGACATCAGTCCTCATCCTCGCCGCCTCCAGCTTCCACTTCAGCTCCTCCTCGACCTCTATCGCCGCCGCCAGTCCCTTCAGAAGCTCCTGATACTCAGGATGTGAGTACGCCTCCCTCTCTTGGGCGTTGACTGCCTCAAATTTGGTCATCGCCTCTTTCATCTC